TACTTCAGAATCATCTAATTCTTCATTTACAAGATTTACATATAATTGAGATTTTGATTTATTATGTTTTTGTCTAAGAACCTCATAGAAGTTTGCAGCATTCATGCCTTGATTTTCTACAATGAATTTTAATACTTCTAATGGTACATCTTTAGATAACATTAATCTTCTAATATATGAATTTACTTCTTTACCTTTATCTTCTAGCTCTAATAATAAATTCATGCAATCATTTTTAGATAACATATTTTATTCCTTTCAAATATTAATTATTTATTTTTAGTAAAATCTACTTTATCATCTAATTCTTCTGGAGTTGGAAGATCTTCTGATTCATCTAGAAAGTCAACATCTTCATTTAATGTTACTGCATCTGGGTTGGTGTTATTGAAAGATTCAGCTGTTGGTAGGTCAGTAAGATTTAAGTCTAGATTTAAATCTTCACCTTCACCGGCTGTTCCACCTTCAGGAGCTGGTGCTTCACTAGTTTCACCTCCACCTGTTGAACTTGTTCCACCAGGAACATTTACTGGTTCAGCATTTTCAGCTCCACCGTTAGCAGCATCTAGAGCAGCTTGTTTAGCTTCCTCTTCTTTTTGTTTCTTAGCTTCAGCTTCAGCAGCTTTTGCTAATTTAATTTCTTCATCTAGTACTTGAAGAATTTCATCTTCACCGTAATCAACCATCTTATATAAATTCTTTAAGATAATTAATCTACTACTCTTTGTTTCAACATCTTGGAATAAAGCATTAGCAGTTGATACAGCATTTAAACGGTTTGTTAATTTTTCTCTATAATTAATTTCTTCTTGAGAAACTGGAGGTCTCATCTTAATAGTATATCTATGTACGTAAGATTTTAAACCTTTTTTAATACAATATAAATCTACTGCGGTATTAATACCTTGAATTAAAGCATTTTGAACTTGAGAAACTTTCTTTTGGAAAATTGTTGAAGTAATAGTTAATGCAGTACCACCATTAAATCCAGCACCATCTTCGGTTAATCCGAAATATTGTTTAGGAATACCAAATGCACCATAGAATCTATCGTTCCATTTATCTAAGTCAGTTAAATTCTTTGGATCATAATCTCCACCTACAGTATCAACTGTGATAGCACCTTTACCATTCTTAGTATTATTATAAATCCAGTTTTCGATTGGACCTGGGCTATTATAATCTGAAGCATTTTTACCACTTAAGAAAGCACGTTTTTGTTCAAACATATCTTTTACTTGGTGTAATAATTGATTAGCTTTAGTTCTATCCATATTAGCTGTTTCAATAGAAACAATTCTAAATACTGATGAACGAGTTAATCTTGCAAGTAATAATGCAGATTCAATAAGAGTTTTTTCTCTTCATATTTTATAAACATCATAAAATAATGATTTTCCTCTAATAACATCAAAAGCATAAGTTGTTGACTTTAAATTTGAACGATTCTTAGCATTCTTATCTTTAGTGTCAGGTTCCATTATTAAATCAATAGTTTCTGGGAATCTTGATTGACCATCAGATAGATAAATATGAATATAATCTTCAGCGTCATGAAGTATAATATCATTTGATTTAACTTTATAATTAAATGATCCACCACCATTTAATGCATTAGAATTTAAACCAGTATTAGCAGCATATGCATCTTGATTAGCTAATTGAGTAATATCATTTGGAGTTTCGACATATCCAAAAGTAATATCATTTTGATTTAATTCAAACATAGTAGCAGGATCTGGAACTAATTTTAATCTTCAACAGAATTCATCATTAGCATTCTTTAAATCTAATTGAATAGTCTCATTTAAATGAGATTTAGCACTATACATATTTTGAATACTTTGTGAATTAAAAATTGTATTTGTAAAATCTGAATTTCTTAAATTTTTTAAATAAATATCACCATATTTAACAAGATTAAATGCCCATCCAAAAATATTTTTATCTACATTCATAGTATTTAATACATAATTTACGAATTTACTAATTTTTGGATCATCAGACTCAGCTCAAACAATATGACCATTATCTCCAACTTCACAAACATTTTCTGTTAAAATTCTTGCAATGGCTGAAACTGAGGCATCTTGGAACATTGTGTCTAATTGACTATACATATAGTCTCTTGAATTTGAAATTTGTGTAAACTTTTCAAGTTCTGAGAAATTTACTCTATCCTCTAATCCACCTAAAATTAAAATGTCTTCTAACGTTTTATTTAAATCTACATCTAATCGAGTATTATCGTTATTATTAGGAGTCGCTTGAATTAGTGTTCCTACTAATTGAGATGCTTGTTTTTTAATTTTTTTAGTTTTGTTATCATTTTCTGGCATTTTATTCTCCTAATTATTATATACAAATTATTCCATTAGAAATCGCTATTGAATTCATAGCATCATCATCTATTGCAGTATCGTCTAAGTCTCCATAATATTTTGGATTACCATATTCATCAACTTCGATATATTTTTCTTTAGACATTACATTTAATAGATTTTTTCCAAAATCATGTTTTTCAATTTCATCTTGGCTTGTATTACTTGGTTTTGAAATTTGAACAGTTGTTTCAATTGAATCACCAAAATCAAATGAATATTTTTCACCATTTTTACTAGCTGTTCATACTGCACCACAGACTGCATCGGCTTGGTCCTTAGAACCATATTTACCATTTTCAGGGTGGTTGATATGTCCATCAGCTTCACGTTCCAATCCTAATAACTCTTCAGTTAATAATTTAGCTTTATCATACATTATGAAACGACGTTCATAAATTGCTGTTTTAAAATAGTGATAAGGTAAACAAACTTTCTTTTTATTTTCTAGTGATGTTGTTCTATCTACTGATAATACTTCTGTTTCAAATCCATCAGCTTTTAATTCTTGTAAAAGAGTAGCAGATTGGTGAGTATCTGATGTAATCATTTTAATATCAAATCCATTATCTTTTAACCAATTTATAAATATTCTATGCTTTATTGAACTAATATGTGCGCCTCTAGGATTTTTAATTGAAACGGAGAAAGCTAATTTATAAATTAACATCTGAGATTCTACACTAGATTCTTGTAAAATTAATTTTGATAATTGACTAAAATCATTTTCGATCATTTTAGATTTATCAAATGATTCATCTCTACCAGTTATTCATACGCCTGCAATACCAGTCATGTCTCCAGACTCAGATAAGTCTAAGTGAATAAATAATGGTTTTTCTTTGTCTTTATCACTAACTCTACTTAAATCAAAGTATTCTGAATATTGATGTAAATCATCTTCTCCATCTCCAATTTCAAGTATATCATTCAAGAATGGATTTTCATAATCAGTAGTTTTTGTTTTAACTAATCTTTCACCTGAAATATATTTTAAAGATGCTGCTGTTGCAATACCAATGATAGAACAAATTGCTTCATCAAGGTTTAATTGGAATGTATCTAAGTATCCAATTGGAACTTGTCACATTGTATAATTTTTATTTCTATATTCATCAACTAATTCTGGAGTTGCATCTAATGGTAATAATTCGTTAGCAAGAACTTTATCTCCAATAGCTACCCAGAATTTTTGAGGTGAATCTTTTCTCGGGTCAACTACCCATTGAGGTTCATCTACAATTAAAGTATTTTTACTTTCATTCTTTTGTTTATTTTGAATAAATTCTTCTAGGAAAGATTGTTCACTATCTTTTGAAGATGCGATAATATTTAATGTAGGTAAGTAGGTACCACGCATGAAACGTGATTTCATACGAGCATCTACTTGAGTAATAATTTTCATCATTCTCTTCTTAGACTTAACTGGGTCTTGAACAAGAGAGAAGTTAACTTCATCTGTAAAGTTAGCAAACAAAGCACGACCTATGATCTGATTATTACTTGAAGCACAAATAATTTCAATATGTTTATCAGTAACATATCTCATATTAGTTGTACCATGCATTTCACCATGACTCATAAACCATTCACTAGCTAAAAGCATTGAATTCATTTTATCTAATGCAACACCTCTAGCATTTTCTAATGTAATATTCATCATTGAAATACTTAATTTATCAATACTTTGCATTCCATAATATTGATATGGATCTCTTAAACAAAGTAATCTATATAATAAATATAATAAACAAATAACTGCTATAGTTGATTTACCTAAACCGATAGCTCCTGTAAATACTATAGTATTATATTTTGTTGAAGTATTAGTTGGAAATATATCTTCTAAACATTTTTCTCAGTATGGGAATACTGTAAACTTACCTTCAGCATCATATAATGCATTTCCTAAATATCGTTTGTCATGTAAGAATGTATGAATATCTACTGGAAATTCGTCCCATTCCATAGATTGTAATGAATCTAAAAGTTCAGATTTTCCAGTTTTAGAATATTCTTTTAAGATTTGTAAAACGACTTTTTGTTCTTCAGTTGAGAGTTTATTAAATTTTTCTTGATCAAAATTCATAATATTCTCCAATCTGGATATATTATATATTATATATATAATACAATATTAACTATACTGGTTGTTCTTCATCTTCTTTAGGAGGTTCAATAGGTTTTGAAGCTTCTTTATCAGCTTTTTCAGATTCTTTTTGAGCAAGTTTATTAGCTCTTTCTGTCTCTTTAACAGCTTTTTGTAAATTCTTTTTATTTGGATCAACTTGTTGTTTAGTATTTTCTTCTTTTTGTTCAGCTTCAAGCTTATCAGCGTAAACAGGGTTAATATTAGAACCTTTTTGGAATTTACCTCTATTTTTACCATACTCATTAATAGCATCAATAAAGCTTTCATTTGAATCTAAACAATCTTGTAATGTTTCTTTATCTAATAAATCTTGTTCAACCATTTCATCACTAGTAATTCCATATAATTTAGGGAATATTAATTTTAAGAATAATTTTTGAGACTTTTCTGACATATAATGAATATAGTTATTAATAACTGAAGCAACTTTTAAAATTCAATCTCCATTATTTAAAACTAATAAAGAGTGTTTACAACCACGACCTTGATCATCATTTGGATTTGCAATTCCTTTACCTTGTCCTGGGTCATGTGCTGAATCTAAAGTAGAAACACCTCTTATAATATTCCAATGTGAAAAATGGTATTTATGATCTGGACATGTACAATTTATTTGTAAATCAGCACTATTAAAAATTTTAGTTAATGCTTGAACAACAATTTTATATTCTAATTTGAATTTATTATTTTTTAAAATTTTTGCTAGTTCAGCAATAACTCCATCCATTCTAACTGTAACTAAATATTCATCTGATTCTCCAATTACAGGAATTTCTACCTCTAAAACATCATTTTTAAATAATTGATTCATATCAATTTTATTATATTGTTTTACTGTTCTTGCAATTTTTGATAATTTCTTTCGTTCAAATCTATTTTTTCCATATTTTTGATTTTTATATGGACCGGCATTTCTTGAAGTTGAAACTAATTGCATTCTAGTATCTTCAGTGAAGAATTGTTTAAATAAATCTCTTTCACCTTCT